TTTACATTTTTAACTTGCGGGTTAGATAAAGTTCATATACAATTCAATAGTAATGAAGCCGCAGCTTTTGCTGCTATGAAGCTTCCTATGCAAAAAGAGAAATATGATGATTAGTGAAGAAAGAATTTGGGGATATTTTACAGTCCTATACGATATTGGAAATGTAAAAGTAAAAGAACTTGTAGTAAAGCCAAGCCATTGCTTGAGTTATCAAAAGCATAGCAAGCGCAGTGAATTTTGGGTTGTGCAAAGTGGTGTTGCTAGAGTTATAAAAAACTATACTGATGTCGTAGACAATGATCAGACTAAAATTTTACAGGCAGGTGAAACTGTTTCAATTCCTGTCGGTAACTGGCATCAAGTTGTAAACATTGGCAAGGAACCACTGGTTATTATTGAAACGCAATATGGCGAGGCTTGTGAAGAAGATGATATTGAAAGGCGGTTCCAATGAGGTGGTTTGATCGATGGTTTGCAAAACAAGCAAAGAAATCTTGGGATACAGCACAAAAAGAACAACATAATTTGATATACATGGATGCAAGTCCCAAAACGATAGGAAGAGGCAGTTCAAATACAATTGATGCCAGTGGTATTAATATGAAACTTCATGTTGCTAATGGTGGATATATTGTAGAATTTCATCGTTATGACAATCATAAAGATCGTAACTTTTCTGAACTTCATGTTATCAATGATAGTGAGAATTTAGGCGAGCGGTTAAGCGAAGTCATCGTTCAATATATACTAAGTAACCATTAATGAGTAATTTTTCAAACTTGCCACAAAGTGAAGATTTTGAATATGATACTGGTCGCGTAATTCCACGCAACGATACAGATGGATGGCGACAATTTGAACTTAACCGTGTAAAACAAATAAACAAATTTCTCGAAAATGGCAATGTTAATCCAACCGACGAAGCTTTTTTCAGAGTTCCTTGGCGTAATCAAAAAGCACTTCAAAGTCAGTATCCATCACTTAAAGAAGCATGGAATCATTATATGGTTCTATTATCAATGATATACGAGGAAGAAAATGGAACCAGACCTTGATATAACGGATGAAGAAGTAGAATATTTGATGTTAAAGTACATCCGTGATCAGACATATGCTGGTCGTGCCGTAATTCCCGCAACGGAAATCTATGAATACTTGCAATGTGAAGCACCTGCCGATGCAGAGCAAATATACATGGTTTTGGTCCCAGATGCCCTAGAAATCATTAAAAAATACGAAGCTGAACACCCCTTACATTAAAAATAACCCTTGACAAGACCAATAAATATGTTATATTAGTTATAGTCAATTGGAGAATTACTATGCGCAAGACCCTAGCTATCTTACTTGCAACCGCAACATTAATTACCGCAACAGCGGCTAATGCCGATGACTGGCGTTACCATCATGGTCCTCGTCCTGGATATGGCGGTGGTGGTGGCAATTGGGTTGCTCCCCTTGTTGGCGGATTGATCGTTGGCGGTATCTTGGGTAGCATGGCTGAACAAAATCAACAGCAATATTACCCACAACCACAATATCAACCACAAACATTCTGCCGCATGGTTCCCGTGTATGATGCATGGGGAAATTTTGTAGGTCGCCAATGCCAATGCTGGCAGCAATAAAGGTATAAAATGGGATTACTCGACAAACTAATCGGCAAATTAATTAACAAAGACGCTAACGCCTCTGCTGTAATTACAGAAAGCGCACCACTAGCCTCTACTCAAACTAGCATAAAACCTAAGAAGCCTCGTACACCAAAAGCAAAAAAAGTTGAAGAGGCACCAATTGAAGAAAAACCTGCCGATACCAAACCAGAAGTAAAAGTTCTTAAGTTTGATTTTGATCCCGCAAACCCACAGATTGGGTCTATGGAACTTGATTGGAATGCAGAATTTATTGAGATGCTTCGTCAATCTGGTTATCGTGGAGTTAATCCAGAAGCATTGGTAGATGCATGGCTCAATGATATTGCTCGTAATATACTAGCAACTTCACAGGCCAATGTACAAAATCTTGATGGAAGCCGTTATATCAGTCGTACTGATCTAGGTGACGGCAAAACAGAAGTAAGATAATACTTGACAATTAACCCCTAACATACTATATTAGGTCTTATGAAATATCTTCTTGTAGATACAGCTAATCTGTTCGCTCGTGCTCGTCATAGCAGTGCTCGTGGCGCTGATATGTGGCAGCGCATTGGTCTTGCGTTGCATGTGACATTCACAAGCATTTTGAAAGCACATCGTCAGCATAAACCTGACCATATCATCTTTGCACTTGAGTCACGCAGTTGGCGCAAAGATCATACTGCTAGCTACAAGGCTAATCGTAAAGTAACTAAAGATAAAATGACTGTACGCGAAGCCGAAGAAGACAAAGAGTTTTGGCAGTGTTATGAAGAGTTGACCAATTGGTTAAATGATCGTACTAATGCAAGCGTTATTAAAGTAGAACAAGCAGAAGCAGATGACATCATTGCTCGTTGGATTGCACTGCATCCATCTGATAGCCATGTTATTCTTAGCAATGACAGTGATTTTCATCAGTTGTTAGCAGAAAATGTTACTATGTACAATGGGTTAGCCAATCATCATATTACCTTAGAAGGCGTATTTGATGACAATAACAAGCCAGTTATTGATAAGCTAACCAAGAAACACAAGACTGTAGGCGACCCTAAGTGGATACTTTTTGAAAAGTGTATGCGGGGCGATCCTACAGATAATGTGATGTCAGCATGTCCAGGCGTTCGTGTCAAGGGTACAGCCAAGCGGGTTGGACTTACCGAAGCCTTTGCTGACCGCGACCGTAAGGGCTGGGCGTGGAACAATTTAATGCTACAGCGTTGGGTAGATCATGATGGCGTAGAACATCGCGTTCTTGACCGTTATGATGCCAACCGTGTGCTTATTGATCTCACTGCCCAGCCCATAGATATACGGGATAAAATTGATACTGCTTTAATGGCAGTTACTACAAGAGAAAATCGTCAGATTGGTACGCAGCTTATTAAATTCTGTGCAAAGTTTGAACTCAACAAGATAAGCGAAAATGTACAGCCTCTGGCAGATGCACTTAGTAAACCACTTATAAAGGAAACAATACATGCGTAATTTTTTCGTAAAATATTTTCCGTGGGCAGTTCTCGCGGTTTTTGGATATGAAATTTTTCATTATTGGAATATTGATCAAGATCGTGTTTTAATGGACATTGTTGCCGCTATTGGATGGGCATCATTTATTGAAGTTCGCGGTGAATATAATTCGTGCATGGACATGATTGAAGGAAAGATTAAAGATGACACTCAAGGCTAAAAACATCGTAGAAAATCGTTTTTGGATTATTGAAAACGAAAAAGGCGAGCGTATTGGGAACATTGCGCAAACTACCAGTGGTGTTCGCTGTACAGTAAGTGACACTATAGAAGAATTTCCAACTCTACAAGAGATGATGGAAATAAAAAACATTACTATCTCTAAACGAGCAAAAGATTTTAAAAACCCCATTAAGACCAATGAAGTATATGGTTATCCAACCAGTCATACTGCTCATAATCATATTTGGAATGTAAAGTTAAAACTTCCGCTATACACTAAGAATGATAAGAGTAGCAGTTTTTATTGTGCAGGTTATTATGTAATTAAATTTGATAATACTTGGACACTTGCGTATTCGCCTAAGTTGATTACTCTTCAACGATATGAATACTGCGGTCCATTTAAGACTAAGATTGAACAAACAGAACGATTTAGGAATTTAAACAATGAGACCGCCTAATCTTTTTTGGATAAGAAAATTTAATGAGCGTGGAAAATCACTTAGTGGAAATAATAAACATCTCATTGATGGCGAAGAACTTCGTAATGTAATAAATGAACTTACAGATTTACTTGCATACACGCTTGAATTAGAAAGCCAAATTGAAGATTTAAAAAAGAAAATTAATGATAACGAAGTTATTGAAATTGTCATGGAAGGAAAAAGTTTTTAACTGCGCATATTATATTGATAAATATTAATGCGTAAAATCAACAATGTCAAGACCAAAACCTCAAATTATATTAGAAATAACGAATAAAACTACTTACAAGTCAGATCAGGTTTTGGCTAGCGAAGGTATTTGGGCTATCTTTTATGATAACAATCCAATTAACTTCAAAACCACTTCTATGTTAGCGCAGTACCCTGGTCCAAAGTATAAAAAAACAAGTTTTTCAAATCCTGGTCATGCGATCAATCTTTGTAAAAAACTTAATATACAATTTAAAACTACTAAATTTAGCGTAGTGTTGTTGAACAGTGGACCAACCGTTTACCCAACAAAATAAAAAATCTAAAACTGAATGGACACATGAGTTATATCATTTAGCCCATGGCGAAGATGCATTTATTCCAAACATAAATCAAAAAAATATCTATATTCTTTATTGGTACAATAACAATAAAAATTTTGGGTTTAGACTTAATAATACTGCGTTTGAACTAATGCGCAATTATGGCTATAAATTTTATGAACATCATATCGATAGACGCAAATATCAAATAAACGGCAAAGAAATTGTGCTGATGGATCGATACCACAATCACCCTTGGTTTTATCAAATGAGCAAGGGGGAATTATTTCTAATGGATAACGAACTAAGCGTAATGCTGACACTTTGTGACAATAATTTAGGACAAGCCATTCAAAATATGTCTTGACAGATATATAATCCATGCTATATTCAAAATATAAGCAATGGAGAAAGGCAATGCGCAGCGCAGAAGCAAGAGAATTAGCAAAACCGCTGTATCGTCAGCGAATAGTTCTTGCCAAAAAAGGCAAAGGCAGTTATAATCGCAAGAAGCAAAAGGAAACTAGCAATGACTGATACCGTTTCTCTCAAAGATGCCATGACCGCTGCCGTAGCTGCTCAACGGATCAATGGCAAGTATATCAAGCGTTATGATGCCAAAGAAGGTGAATTGGCAAATGGCGCACTTATGCGCGAAGTTCTTAATCCAGAAATGGTAAACTTTAACCATTTGCCACAAGATATTAATTTGGCCGATGAAATTATTCAATATCTTGACAGCAAGATGATTGAACTTGTTGCGGGAACTCTTCATGATTATTGGAAGAATTTGGTTCTACTGACCGAACAAAAAGAGATTAATGCCAAGGATTTCAAGACCTTAGCACTGGTTGCCAGCGTCCCAAACTCCTATAAAAACGCTGTTGATCGGGAAAATTCTCGCGATGAAATTCGCCAAATTTCTGAAAACAGCCGTCATATTGGACAGGTTGGAGACAACATTTCTGCAGAAATCACCATTAAATCAGCGGTTTATAGCGCCAATTACAATAAGTGGTACCATACCGCAATTACTGCCGATAATTGCCTTGTTTGCTTCCCTCTCAGCGAACAACTGGCGCGTGGAACTGTCATTAATTTGACAGCCCGTGTTCACAAGCACGATGACAATAACCAGACCCGTCTACACTATGTGCGGATCAAAAAAGATGCTTGACAATCCTTAAATCCGTGTTATATTCATAATATAAGCAATGGAAAGGGATACCCCATGGACCACATCGAAGCCATCCGCATGGACCTAACCGCCCTAGAAACCACCTATGGTCTTTATATGGACACAGGTCGCTATGACGAAGCCAATATGATCAGCAAGGCACTTGATAACAAGTGGAACATGCTGGTTGCGGCAATCCATGCAGAAGACCCCCATACCACAGAAGCCGATATCCGCTACTTTGAAAAAAGTGCTTGACAACTCCTAAATCCATGTTATATTAAGTTATAGTCAATTGATGGAGAGCACGGATGCGCAATTCTTGGTCATTTTCTCAGTATCTTGAAGAAATCATCACCCTTAGCGAAATTGCTGAAATTCCTGGCATTGAGGAATCCCGTGCTGTTCTTATCACGGAAATGTGGGGTAAATTCCCCAACGAATGTGTGGCAGTTGGTCTCACA